TTACTGCGCGGCAGCTGCTTTCTGGCGAGGCTGTCTCTTCGTTTTTGCCTTTGGATGCGGCGTGACATTCTGGACTTCACCTGGCTTAGAAATGAAACGTACAAAGGTTTCATGGCTGACGAACGTTGCTCCACAATTAATGTTCTGACATTGGTTATAGCGCTCCTTTGTTTCGCTTGAATGCTCGAAACTGCTACGAGTATGCGCTGACTGACCACACAGAGGGCACTTAATCATATTGTTCACCTTTCTTGAAATCACTGTCTTGAAATAACATCATCTCGTCTGGTGAACAATATACCAAAGGTCTCATATTGAGATCAAGAACTCATTTCAATTTATTCGAGTTTTATTTCGAGATCTAACGATGTTGTAAAACCACTGTCATTGAGATTGTGAGTGACTTTGACTATCGTCCAATCTGTTCCATCAATCTCTTTCTTAAATCCCTCTAGTTGGACAGGCATTTCAGGATAAATGTCAGCACGTCCCATCGCCAGAGTAATAGAGAACTGCGCCGCTCCCCGCTGCATTTTTTTTCCAAGCAGCTGTAGCTGCACGTTTCGCTTCTTCCTTATTGGAATAAATACGCGAAATGGTCAGAATATTCCCTTGAGTTCCCTCCAAATAGTTTGAGGACTCTTGCTTCGTCGTTGTGGTCTGATGGTGCTCAGTTTTTGACTCACTCTTCTCCTCATAAGATATTTTGCCCTCAACAGTGAGACTGGCTTCTGTATCAGTACCGCCTTGACCTCTGTTTTTATCTTTGCGCCTATTTTTAATATAGGCAGGCTTATCTCTTCCCTTCGTTTTTGGAGATTTCTTCGTCGTATTGACGTTACCCGGCTTTGCCAAACTCACTCCGCCAGGCTTAGTAAGATTGACATTACCAGAGAGTCTGCTTTTGGTATCTTTTTCTTTTTTTAAGCGGTTGAGGTTCTTTTTTTCCTGGAAGAATTGTCCTCTTTTTTTAGTCGGATTTTTATCTTGTTTAGCAGGTTCTTTACCTTTTTGAGGTGTTCCCTTACCTGATGACTTATTTTCACTGCTTTTATATTCAACAGACAGTTCAACTTTCCCCTCTTTTGATTTCACCCGCTTCAATTCCACCGTTTGCTTAGTGGTTGTACGCGTATCCATCCACTGAGCTATAACACCCGTATAGGCCTCACGATCGGACAGTGAAAACCGATGGCTGTCTCCTGAGTGACGAGTAATCAGTGCAAGTTCAATATCCTGACCACTTGCTGTTTTATTTTCTCCCTGCCGAATAAACAACAATTCACCATTTTTTACCGAAGTAATCGCCCCTTCTTGCTTCGCCACTCGCGTCAAAAAACTCACGTCAGATTCATTCGTCTGATCGATATGTACTGAGACACCTTTTAATTCCTGACTGATTTTGAATTTCAGTTGGTGTCTCGCAGCAATTGTACTCACAATGCTCTCTAACGTTTGTTTATGATAAGACTGCTCGCGTTTGACATTCAGGTCACCACGAAAATCCGCACTGCGGGCACGAATAGTCAGCCGATCGGGTGCTCCGGTATGTTCGATTTCATCAACAACAAATTGCCCCTTTGGTGTTAAGGAGTGGCCTTGCCACCCCAGTTCCAATGTCAGAATATCGCCTCTTTGAGGTAATCTCAGCTTGTCATTGGCATCATCCAATTCCAGATCCAGTTGGTCTGATTCCAAACCACGGTTATCCGTCAGTGTTAACGACATCAGACATGACTGAATCTTGCCACTGATATCCTTATTGTTGATTTCCAAGCGAAATGCAGGTTTACTGGTCTTTCCTGTGATCAAATCAAATTGAGGGATCCAGTCTGTATTCGGCATCCATTGTTCAGAATCAATCATGAGAATACTCCCTTAACTTTATTGGCTACTTCATCACTGAAACTAGAAATTTTCTTTGATAAATTAGGTAACTCTTTCTGTAGATTAGAAAATTGATCCTGCAAATCTCCCAGCATTTCAAACAAATTGTTGTCAACGCGCCGTAAGGTCAACGTAAAGCTAATTTTTCTCGCTACCCCGCCAGACATAAACTCCGTTTTCGTCTCATCAATGCTTTCGATAACGAACATTCCGTAAATAGAACCGCTTCCATCAATAAAAGACCATGCCTTGCCACTGTCTGCCATCAACGTCAGTGCAGTCAAAGAAAGAGAGCCTCCTGTCAATTCAGGATACAGCTCACCTGATAACGTGATCGTATCATTATCAGAACCCACAAATTGCCATGCAGGCCGCGCTCCCACGCGGCTATTAAAGGCATGTCTCCAGCTTTGTTTATGCTGGAAACTTTGATAAGGCGTTGTTTTCAACATAAAAACAAATAAACCAAGTGCAGCCATCATGAGAAGAATTCCCCCCTATCAGAATATGAGCTACGCATACGGGCTTGCTGTGTGCGTTCCCGTTGTTCCAGTTCCTGTCTGACCATACGGGCGATATCCTGAGCGGACTGTCCCTGAGAGCCATAGACATAAATGTTATATTGCGGTGCTGCGCCACTATTTTGCTGTGGCTGACTCTGCGCCCGCTTCGCCTGAACTTCCCCGTAAGTATGGGCAGGCAAACTTTGTGGGTGTAATGGTGTATTCTGGGCGGCTACGGGCAATGGCATAGAGCTAATGGCAACCCCTATAGCCGCATACTTTGCCGTATCTAACCGACTGGTAACACTTGCTGAACCAGCAACAAGCTCAGGCCCACGTTCTCCGACAATAGCAATTTCACCATTTGAAACATATCCACCTTTATCCAGTTTCTTAGCCGGCATTAAGTCTTTGGTGACTTCACTCTTGGTAATTTCCTCAGATTTACTTAACTCAACTTCCTTTTTATCACTGCCACCAAAGAATGATTTAACTGCATCACCGAAACTTTTGAATTTATCTTTCAGCACCTTCCATTTTTCTTGAATACCTGTTAACAGGCTGTCAATCATTTCCGAACCCGCAGATTTTAATTTTTCCGGAATAGCCTGAACATCCGCAACTATTTCATTCCATTTATCTGAAATTGATTTTTTTATGCTTTCCCAGATTTCTAATGTATTCTGTTTTACAGATTCCCAAACCCCACTTATTGTCGCTTTAACTAATTCCCAGGCTTCTGAAGCACTTTGTTTAATTGTTTCCCAATTTTGGTAGATAATGCCAATTAGTCCCCCATTCATAAAGAAACTCTTAATACCTTCCCACGCCACACTAACAAGATTTTTAATTCCTTCCCAAGCAACGCTGAAGATATTTTTTACACTATCCCATAAGGCCATAAATTTTGGCCCCAATGATTCCCAATTCTGCCAAATATAAACAGCAGCCATTGCGATAACACCGATAATGGCAAGAATTGGGTTTGCCATCATAGCCCGACCAATAAACAATATTGCTTTACCTAATACGCTGAAGGCATTGCTTAAAAAAGATAATCCTTTTGCTCCAACGCTTGCCAGAATATTTATTCCACTGCCCAAAACACCAAAAACTTTTTGGCCAATATTTCCCAACAATCCCAAACCTCTTCTTTGGTTTCCGAAAGTATCTTTGCCTCCTTTATTAGACAGTAAATCAGCACCATCATTAAGTGAGCCAAAAACCTTGCTTCCGGTTTTACCAAAAAAGTCCATGGCAGCTCTTAGCGCTTCCAAAGCCTCGGTTCCTAATTGCGCGAATGCCTTCAAGCCAGTGTTTAAATTTTCCAGTGCCTGAATACCTACTTCCGCAAATCGATTAATATTGGCTCTTAAATCTTCCAGAGCCTGAGAGCCAATCTGAGTAAATACATCCAAAGGCGCGGTCAGTTTACTGAGGGCCTGAACACCCAGCTGCACAAATGAGTCCAACGTGGATTTTAATTTATCCAGCGCCTGAACACCCAACTGCACAAATGAATCCAGTGTAGATTTTAATTTATCCAGCGCCTGAGTGCCCAACTGGGCAAATATATCCAGAGGGGCTGTCAGTTTATTCAGCGCCTGAACACCCAACTGCACAAATGAATCCAGCGTGGATTTTAATTTATCCAGTGCCTGCACACCTAATTGCGCAAAGAAATTCAAACTGGCTTTTAATTCTTCAAAAGCATTAAGTCCTAATTGCAAAAATACATCCAGACTGGATTTTAATTTATCCAATGCCTGCACACCTAATTGCGCAAAGAAATTCAAGCTGGCTTTTAATTCTTCAAAAGCGTTAAGCCCCAACTGAACAAACATATCCAAAGGATATGTTAGTTTATTCAAAGCCTGAGTTCCCAACTGCACAAAAGCATTCAAGCTGGATTTTAATGTATCCAGAGCCTGACGTCCCAGTTCCGCAAATGTATTTAAACTGGATTTCAACGTTTCTAAAGCTTTAATACCTACTTGAGCAAAAGTATTTAAACTGGATTTTAATGTATCCAGAGCCTGGCGCCCCAGTTCTGCAAATTTATTCAGACTACCACTTAGATCAACAAAAATCTGGATTCCAAACTGCGCAAAAATATTTAAATTGGCTTTTAATTCAACAAATGCTTGAACACCCACTTGCATAAAAAAGTTCAGGCCAGCTTTTAATTCAGCAAAGGCCTGAATGCCCAACTGCGCAAAGAAATTCAGGCTGGCCCTTAATTCAACAAACGCCCGAACACCCAACTGAACAAAGAAGTTCAGGCTGGCTCTTAACTCAACAAAAGCCTGAATTCCCAACTGTGCAAAAAAGCTCAGACTGACTCTTAGTTCAGCAAAGGCTTGAATTCCCAACAGCGCGAATATATTTAAATTAATTCTTAACGAGTCAAATACCTTTATACCAATACTGCCAAAGATTTGTATATGGCCAAGCAGAGTTTGGAATACGGCTTTTACTGAACCCGTAGTTAATTTCAAAGTTGTATTAATTTTATTCAGAATGCCAAATAAAATTGTTATCTTGGGATTAATATTAATGACCAGTTTATCTAACAATGAAAAATTGTTAGTCATATTCCCAGTTACACCAAAATTAAATTCATTTTTCTTACTGGATGAATTTTCTTGTTTAATAATCTGGGTGGTTTGAATAGTATTGGCTGATTGACTGGCAGCACTAACCTGCATCACTTTTGAAGAGTTCTGCCGCGCAGAGAAAGATTGTTTAATTGTTTGAGTATAGGCTTTAAGATCGGTGCGTATACGCGCAGTTTCCTGCGCATAACCCACAATAGGCTTTAAGCTTTCAACGGTCTTATTGAGTTTTTTAAACTGGTTATGGATTTTATCGACTGAATTTTCCAGCTTTTTATGATGCCGTTGAAAAGTCTTAAAGGAACTGGTCAGCTTTCCTACGGTACTCAGTACCTTATTTAGCTGTGACTGTATATTACTCATTTTCTGCACCACTTCTTAAAATGGCCCGATGTCGCCAGTCCAATAGTTCCGACAGTGACATTTCATCTGTGACTGCCGGAGACCAGTGAAAAACGGTGGCAATATCTGCCACCAATTCATCAACGGTTAATCGTTCTGGGAATCGGACTTGACCGACTTCGGCAACAAAAAATTGACCACCTCCACACTGAGATTAATCAGATCACCAGGTGACATCATCATCAGGTCACTTTTGGTCAATGCAGGGGTGGTAACACGCGGCAGGACAAGCAGCATAGAATCCACATCCATTTCCAGCAGTGCCTGTAAACGAGCACCGCGCAGTGCGCCACTGTTAGGTTTGCGGATCATCACTTCCGTGATTTCGCCGTTACCGCGCGCCAGTGGGGCTTCCAGTTCGATAATGCGCAGATCGTCATTTTGAGTGTTCAGTGTTTCTGTCATGGTTCAACCTTGTTTATCCGATAGATAACCTGTCTCAATAAATATGAAGAGACAGGAAATAAGTTTTACCCTTCATCTTTCAAGTTGCAGCTTTGTTGGCTGCACTCACTCCCCCTAGTCACATAGTTATCTATGCTCCCAGGGATTCGTTCTCTTGCCGCCGCGCCGCAACTCGAAATCTATTGGGTATAATTTGTTAAAAAGAGCGATTAAAAAAAGACCGATAGCGCGGCGATGCTGTTCCAGACGATCTTCACCACCGACTTTCTCAACCATGTTGATGGTGTCGATTTCAATCAGTTCTTCGCCATCCCATGTCAGTTTGAAATAAGTGTTTTTGGCAGTGATCTTGGTCTGAGTGTTATCACCTTGTTTATAAGTGCCGTGATCGAATTCCTGGAAACGACCACGCATCACGACTTCGACCGCAACCACATCACCAGTGTCTTCGCGCTCAAAAGAGCCAGCAAAGCGCAACATAACGCCGTCTGCTTTCGCGATGCCCCACTGTTTGTACAGTTGAGCTTCGATACCGCCGAGAGTGAATTCCGCATCCAATGCGCCTTCATCCAGACCCAGATCCACCATTGCGCTGCCGTTCATGCCTGCACCACGGTAAGCTTCCAGCTTGCGGCTCAACTTAGGAAGAGTCAGCTCTTCCACGATCCCCTGATAGTTGTTGCCATCATTGAACAAGTTCAGGTATTTAAGTTTGCGAGGTAATGCCATCAGTTAGCCCCTTATTTATTGATACTTTTAGCGAAATCCATCAGGTAACTATCTGTAATGCGCTGGCGTAACATCATGTTTTCCAGTGGCGGTACAGGTGTATAGTCGTAATCGATGGTCAGTTTGCCCGCTTTCAGGGTGTCTTTGTCGTTGGCTTTGTCGTCATACCAGCAACGGCCATCAATGATGTAGCCACCGGCTTTCAGTTCACGGAACTTAGCATTAATACCTTCGATAATGTCGCGAACCAGTGATGGAGTCAGCGGTTTATCGATAGCCCACATGTGTGAATCAGCCATAGTGTCAGCCAGAACCTGAGCAGTACGGGTGTAGCTTTCAAACTGGAACAGTGAATCATCAGCACAAGTGCGGGAACCCCAGAAACGGAAACCGTTTTTGCGGATCAATGTGGTGATACCGTTTTTGTTCAACAGATCCGCGTCAGTTGCGGTATCTTGCAGATCCCAGAAAACATCAGCAGACAGACCCGTCACACCGTTGACACCCACGTTGGACAAAGTTTTGTGCCAGCCGGTTTCCTGGTCAATCTTAGCGCGCAGACCCAGAGCACGGGCAGTTGCATAAGCGACAGCTTCGCTATTGGTAACGGTATCCCAGCTCAAGAAATCTGGCCAAATCAGCATCAGCTCACGCTGATTAAAGTTTTCGCGATACTTGATCACTTCTGAAATATTTTTGCAGCCATAAGCACTGATATATGCGATTGCTTTCAGCTTCTGAGCGATACTTGCCAGTTCAACAGCAACTGCTTTTGAATCCAGACCCGGAACACCCAGAATACGAGGCTTAACACCGAGCTGGCTTTGCGCCGCCAACAGTGCCTGCATACCGGTTTTCTTACCTGCATCAGTGACACCACCGATGATATTAGAAATGGTTGCTTCTTCAGACTCGCCCTCAGCAACACGGACAACAACAGTGACAGGTTGAGCCTGAGCTGCGATTGCTTTCAGTGATGCGGACAAAGTCCCTTTCTTCCCAGCCTTACCACTGGCGCTCATAACGTCAGTAATCAGGACTGGAGTATTTAATGGAAATGTTTTTTCGTCTGCGTCAGGGGCAGTACAAACCATACCTACGATAGCGGTGCTAACGGTAGTGATAGTACGAGTACCTTCATTGATTTCCTGTACACGGACGCCGTGATGATAGTCTTGTGCCATATTAGCGGTTCTCCTGTTAAGGTGTGCTGATATATTGGCGGATTAGGTCAGGGAAATCATTCGATTGGGGATGTATAGAAGAAGGTACAAATACGGTTAAATATTTTATTTATTAATCAATTACTTAAAATAAAATTTGATTGATATTTTAAATGAATTAGGAGAAATAGGTAGTTTGGCTCAGGTGAATATTGTTTTGGTTAAATAACAACCTTTAATTGACTAATTATTAGCCTTGAGTTAGTTCAAAATTTAGACTTTTCAGCATTATTCTGTGTAATTCTACATTTTGGTTATTTTTTGATAGGCAAGAATGGTCCATTTTTATCTCTGATCGTAAGTTTTCAGGGTATAGGGAATGGGATCTTGGCTTCGATCGTAGGGATCAGTTGGTTGTGAAAAACCTCGGTTTAGTGGGAACCGAATTACCGGTCGGTGTGCCTATTCCGTGGCCGTTAGCGATCCCTCCGGCTGGATGGCTGAAATGTAACGGATCAACGTTTACTGCGGAGCAATACCCTCAGTTGGCAAAGGCCTATACGTTGCTAAAATTACCCGATTTACGTGGGGAATTTATTCGTGGATGGGGTGACGACAAAGATGTTGATGTTGGGCGTGCGATACTGAGCTGGCAGGCTGATAATTTTCGCGGACATCAGCATGGAATTACAGCATTTGACGCCTGGGATGCATCGGTATTGACACGTAATGACCGATCTGGGGACGCATTACTGTCGACTGACAACGCAATTGGATATGGAGATACTCCAAATGGAGAAGTAAAGAGCGGCTTATATAAAACCGAATATAGTGGTGAAAATGAAACCCGCCCCCGTAACATTGCATTTAACTACATTGTGAGGGCAGTATAATGACTGCAAAATTAAACAACGATCTGATTGCCACTGTCGCGGGTGATATTACTGTTTATAACTATCATAGCGAAACCCGCGAATATTTTTCGTCCTCTGTGGAATTTGTGCCAGTAGGTGTCGGCATCCCTGCCCACTCGTGTATCGATGCACCGGGTGACCTCAAACAGGGTTATGCTATTTGCCGCTCACAGGATTTGTCAGCGTGGGAATATGTTACCGATCACCGTGGCGAAACGGTCTACAACATTGAAACAAGTGCCGCACAGGTGATTGCAGTGCTCGGTGATTATCCTCCAAACACAACTCCAGAGGCCCCAACGACATTATTTGACAAATGGAATGGTAAACGGTGGGTGACAGATGCTCAGGCACAACGCCAGCATGAACAGGAACAGGCTGAGTCTCAGAAAAAATATCTACTGAGAACGGCCACAGAGAAAATCGATATCTGTCAGGACGCTGTCGATTTTGATATAGCAACCGATGCCGAAAAATCCGCATTAACCGACTGGCGCAAATACCGGGTGCTGCTCAATCGGGTGGATTGCTCTACTGCCCCCGATATCCCATGGCCGGAACAGCCAAAATAACAACAGGGGCACAGATCATTATACCCCTAATACATTTGTAGGCTATCCCATAGGTTTTTGATTTATCATTGTTATCTAGATTGTGCTTAACTTTCTTATTTATTTAGAATAATAAGTAATTATATAAACCTATTGGGATAGATAGTTAATAACGTTTTACTTTATATTTAGAAAAATTAATAAAGCGAGTTAATGTTATAATCTTTCTATCTTTATTTATTTGATGGATTTTTTCTATTAAAGAAAACCATTTTTTCACCGTTGATTCACGATTATATTCCTCAAATCGTTTTTTACCATTTAAAATCATAGAGAGATATAAATCTGGTTTATTTATTAATTTATCTACTGCCTTTATAAATTGCTCTGGTGTTTTAGCTATTAAATAATCTAATTCACTTAGCTTTATAGCTCTCATAGATGGTTCATCATCGCAAATCAAGGGGCAACCAGCACTCCATGCATTAATAAGCTTACTCGCAGGCTTTCTTATAAGATCTACAGAATTATTTTTCCTAAAGCTTATAGCAATATCTATGTCGCTATAATCATTCCAATTTTTATTTGATATTAGAATATTAATTCCTCTAGAATTTAGTTCTTCTATTAAAATTCTTTCTGAAAAAAAAATCAGGTAATGCATCTTCATGACCAAAAAATCCAATAGTTTTTATCTCATTATTATTTTTTTCTCTTGGCTTGATGTTTGGTTGAGGCCAATGAGGTATAAATATTTTACCATCTTTTTCTTGCAATGGATTTTGTACAACAACATAGTCAGCTCCATAAACAGATGGTCGATCGGCTTGGCATACAATAGTACTCCCCAACCATGGTTTTGTTTTAAAAATGAAATCATCATAATGTAATATATTTATCGCATTTGCATTGGCCTTACTCGTTAATGTGACATCTAAATAATTTCCATAATAGTATTTTAAATTAATAAGAGTTTGAAATACCCAGCAGGCTTTACCTTTACGATAAAGCCTATCTGGAATTAATTCTGGAGAAACTTTCTCATTAACTATTTTTTCAAAATCATAAGCATACTCAGATATGAAATTTTTGTTTGAAACACCATTAACAATAATTTTACTCATCATTTATTACACATCTAAATTAGATACATGTCATATTTCACGATAGTATACCTATTTACATTGCCAATGTATGCTTTTTAAAAAGCAGCCAAATCGATCAAATAAAAATTCGTATAAATTTTGTCCTTTATGATAGGCTGCTTTTCATGCTTCATAAGTATGAGGTTCTAAAATCGCTATTAAAATTATTATTTATTAATTATCAATTAGTTAAGCTCCTCTTACTATGTATAAAAATGCGATATTACGAGGCCGGGTTTCAGTACCACCAGTAGCAGCAGTATTTCCATTAGTATTTGTAGCTCCCCATCCTCCTCTGCCACCTGATTCCCTTTCAAACGCACCAGTAAATACACCAGAATGGGAATGGCTTTGTATACTGTGTTCTTGAAAAGATAAGGCTTTTCTAGCAGAATCAACGTTACGTCCTGCATCTAAACCACGAATAAACTCTCCTCGTAAATCAGGCAAAACACCGGATGGATAGGCCAATGCTAACTGTGGATAACGAGATTTATCAAAACGGTCACCATTACAAATTAAATAACCAGAAGGAGGTTTGTCCTGTGGCCATGGTAATGGAACGCCAACAGGCACACTGCCTAATGAGTCTTTATCATCTTCTGTTAATATTTTCTTTTTCCCTTGAAATTTTCCATCCTTATCAAAAGCATAAGTAGATAACCCAAATTTATCACTGCCACTGCCATAATTAAATGAAATCCCCCTAGCATGTTCAGCCCCTTCGGCAGAGGGATGAGCTACATGAATAGCTAAATCGCCAAGATTATCAATATTATTAGGTCTTAAAAAACCAGAACGACCTAAATGACGTGAACTGGGGTCATCTAGAAAATTTGCCGCCTTAGATAAAATATACCCTGATGTTTTAGTATTCGTATTTAGCTGAATAAAATGATTGTCAGATTCTTGTTTCGTATAGCTGTCCCCAAGAATAGCATAGGATTGTTGCTTGTGGTTGCCATTGCTATTCAAAAATCGAGTATGCAGCATAGCAGAAGAATCCACCCAGATTTGCCCTACATCACCGCCTTTGGAACCGATACTAACACCCTTTACCCACTCCCCTTCCTTGCCACATGAAAATGCCCCTAGATATGACTGATCAGGAATATTAGTCATATACTTGGTCTGAGAAAATGCACCAACATCTTCTGAATTTAAGATGACATCACTTATCAAGGACTTCCCATTCACCTTCCTCGTATTTGGCACCGCATTCCGGGCCTGATTCTGGGTTTCCATTAAACCGACGTTAAAAGAGATTGCTAAATGTTCCCTAATTTCAGGCATAAAATCAGGAATCCTTTAAATAGAATAATTATAAATAAATTTTATTATTTATTGGTTTTAAGAGGGTGGGTATCCAGTGTTTTATTCAAATTTAAATTCTGGATTGTGACTAAATCTCAGTAACAATATAATCATGTATCAGTTTGCTGATCTAAATTTCGGCTATTTTTACGATAAGGGATCACCATAACCGACTCTTGTTCTTCAATAACATTTCTCAAACGTTGACTATCATATCCTTTATCAGCAATCACAAAATCTGATAGGAGTGACTGAAACACAAGACTTTCCGCATGAACAATATCACTGACCTAACTACCCAAAAGTTCAAAATGGACGGGTAAATCGTAACTATCTACAGCCAAATGTATTTTGGTAGACCGTCCTCCACGACAGAATTCTAGTTCTCATATGATAAAAAATGCCTTCAATTACTTGGCGATGTTCAGTTTTATGGTAAATAAACCCTGTATGTTGCATGAATGCAGATAGCTTATTCTATTGCGTACCTGCTAACATAGTTCGCAGCATAATGGGAGGTTTGGTTATGTCTTAGCGAAAACGATTATACCAAATCATCATGCTGTTCAGTACCCCCTTGCAAAACGTCAACAGTACCTAACTGAGGGGACTACCCATTAATGAAAAATTATGTAGCTGGAAATTATCAGATTGTTTAATTTAGAAAAATCTGTGTTAGTATGTCACATCAAATAAAATTCAACATGGTGCCCTATGAAGGTTTTTGTCATTAATTTAGAAAAAGATATAGAACGCAGAAAATCAATGCAAGAACAGTTGCAAAATGTGAATCTTGATGCTGAATTCATAACAGCAGTATACGGAAAAGAATTAACTAATGAGCAGCTGTTAAACTCATGTCCTAATTTTGATGACTTAGCCCTCACTCTTGGTGAAGTTGGTTGTTCAATGAGCCATATAAATGTATATAAAAGAATGATCGATAGCAGTATACCTGTTGCTTTAGTATTAGAAGATGATGTACTTTTTGATGAAAATTTAATTACTATATTGTCGTCTTTAGATAATCACTCCTTGTTATTAAGTTCAAAACCTTATGTTTTATTATTAAATAACACTAATGAATATTTCGAATCATTTAAGAAACCATTAATAGAAAACTATAATATTGTCAATGTAATTGATGCCGCATGTGCTTTTGGATATGTTTTAAATCTATCCGCAGCCAAGAAATTATATGATTATTTACAACCTGTTAGATTTGTTGCCGATGAATGGAAATTTTTCAAAGAACAAGGTGTAATTAAATTGAAAGGAATTATCCCGCCAGTAATTCATCCTTCTGTCCAATCGCTAGATTCATCAATCGGAGAAAGAGAGTATACATTGACGAAGTTAGATATAGAAAATAGAAAACGTACAATTATCATTCAAATAAAGTTAGCTTTGTGGAGAATATTCATTCGTACTTGGCTGAAAAAAGTTAGGCCTTAGCTTGAAAGCTAAGGCTATCACAGGACGGGAGCATACTTTGATTAATATTCAACTTAAAATTTAAATATTATTCTTTAACTGTGGCTTACTAACAATATTTAAAAGAATTATTTATATGATTATACTTTGCTCAATATAAATTCTGTCAAATTGATTTTTAAAATATAACCATCTTTAAAAAGCAACTAGAATAATGTACTCGCGCCCTTAAGACCATCATGAATAAACTAAGTTGTTCTGTACCAACCCATTAACATAATATAGGCATTAATAACATCAAATCCTTCACCACTACCGGTTTCTGATGTATTACCACTAACATTATGTGCATGTTCTCCATTCCATGATGTGTTTCCAGTCCAAGTTCGGGATGCATCAAATGTGGTAAGGTTTGCCCATCTATCTGTATATTCTATACCAGGTTTACTCTGGCCATTTCTAGCAAAAGCACCGCCAAAAATATCACTTCCATGAGCAATAACACTTGGTAGATAGCCAGTAATGTTCATATTCCCACGATTATGATTATGTCCTCCAGTACTATTTGTATTCCCACTAAAATAGTGACTGTGCTTTGGAATATGTTTTATAGTTAACTGCTTAGTATCATTACCGCCTGTTGATAACACATTTGATCCATTAGCAGCAGCCAAGCGAACTGTTCTATTTTCACCAATATACTTCCATGTTGTTCCGGGAAATAGATTGTTGGGATTTTTATTTTGTGCAAACCATAAAACAATTCCAACAGGGTATAGTAAATCTATGGATACTGCTTTGGCTAACGCATCAGTAACTGCTTTTTGACTCATTATTTGTTCAGCTGAGTTTCCAGTCTCTTGTACTATCACTGATTTTGGCACGGCACTTTTTGCCAAATTAATAGTTTCAGCATAATCATAAGCATAAGGCAGAACAGTATCGTCATATTCTTCCCCTAACTGTGGGTCATCAATGGCATAAGATTTCACCATCCATTTGATTTCAAAATTATCATGATTATCACGGAATTCTAGGGCACGATCGACTTCAACTTCACCTTCTTCACGGGAATAATAAATACCTGGAAAATTACTGGTGACATGATAGGTTAAACCGCCCCGTAAATAACAGCCACTGAATCTTCTGCATTTAACAGTATCTCCAGACTTAACATTGTCATAAAGTGGATATTTACCATCAATGGGTCTTGCTATGCACATCATGCCATATTCAATCTTTTTGACAGTATTACGATAACGTTGATAAATCCGTTTAATATTCAGATAGTGAGCATCCCCTCCCCATAGATAATCACCTCCTTCAATCTGCAATAATAATCCAGCAATATGAAATTCACCTTTACTAAATAGGTCTTTTTCTCTGTCTTCCGCATACCAGCGATTAATGGTTAGCCACGAATTCGCCCCACCATTAGACGGAAATTGCCACCATACCGGATAATACCGATCTGTACTTAGGCCAGTCAGGTCAATCGTCTGGTTATAACGCGGTTCCCCTTTTACATCTGCTGCACTCAGGGTCACATCTTCCACCAATGATTTCCCATTTACCTTCCTTGAATTCGGTACGGCATTCTGGGCTTGATTTTTGGTTTCCGCCAAACCGACGTTTAGTGGCAGGTTAAGACTAAAGCCAGTGAAACGAGTAAGAAACTACACGGTCAAAAACCAATAAACCATAATCTTTATTCACCATTTTCTTGGCTAGCACCTATTAACCTTTTCAATATTAAAAATGTAACAAGAGACGACTCTCTTTTAACGTCGGTTTAACGGAAACCCAGGATCTGGCTAAGAATGCGGTGCCAAATAGCCGGAGAATTAATGGAAAATCATTGGTGAATGATGTCACATTAAATGCAGGAGATGTGGGGGCGTATCACAAGGAAGAAGCCAATCAGAAGTTTCAGCCGCTAGGAAACTATACGCCTGCGGGGTACAGTTACGGTAAGGAAGAATCGGATAACCGCTTTCAGCCAAAGGGTAATTACGCTCCAGCCGGTAACTACGCCGTGAAAGGTGACAGTTACACCAAATCGGAATCGGATGCGAAATATCAGCCGATGGGGAATTACCTGACATCTGGTTACAGCTACTCAAAGAACGAAAGTGACGGACGTTATCAACCCAAAGGCAACTATGCGCCTGCTGGCAGTTATGCACCGAAAGGGGAAAGCTACACCAAATCGGAATCAGATTCCCGGTATCAGTCACGCGGGAACTACCAGCCAGCAGGGAATTATGCGGTCAGAGGGGAATGTTATACCAGAGGTGAGAGTGATGGGCGATATATGCAGAAGCATCGTTCACTTAAAACTCTATTCTCAGGAGGAATGGTTGGTAGTGGAGGACGAATTAATTTAGGTATAGATTGTAGATTTGAGTTTCTATATCTAGCACTAAAAATGGATCAAGGGGCGTTGTTTCACACAATAGTACCTGGCGATAATGTTATCGTTACGGCACCATGTGGAGAATCCGGATGGTGCCGATTCAAACTCCAGAATAATGGAACCGTATTAGAGGTTATTGATGTACACTGGGCAGAAATTATGGAAGTTAAAGTGTTAGCGTAATCAAAAATATTATCAACCACAAAGTGGATATTTCCCAATCGAGTGGATTGTTATCTTAGAATTTTATTCTTAACTGGAAACCATCTCCTGTGGAGATGGTTAGCAATATGCTTTAGTTAAATAGCAGAGACTTGTTTTTAGGTTTTTTGGTTCTCCCCTCTGAGGTGAAATCAATGTCCCCCTTCTATGAAGTGGAGTTTTTACTTAATATTGCTATGATTCTATTATGATATATATCATCGTAGTATTCAGTTATGGATTCTTTTATGTTTGAATAATTAGGTAGTTGTTTTCCATTTACAATTTCTTTTATTTTATTAGATAATATATCGATATCATTTAAAGGATATAACTCACCGTTGATACCGTTTCTGACTATATCAGATGGTCCTGTTTGGCAGTTCGAGCTAATCACATAGATACCATATGATATTGCTTCACATAGAACCATTCCAAAACCTTCATAAGATGAAGTTAATAACAAACAAGTTACGTTTTTTTATGTTTGTGATTATATAATCCCAAGGTTGTTTTTGCCAACCGTGCCACTTTATTTGGCTATCTATGCCAAGATCAAATGCAAGTTTTTTTTAATTTTGTGATTTCTTCTTCACAACCTGAACCAACAATATTTAATATCCAATTTCCATGCACATTAGAAAGAGCTTGAAACAGTTCTTTTAGATTTTTTTGTCCATCGAAAGTAATTCTCCCTAAATATAAAAAAGAAATTTCATTGTCCTCTGAGCGATTTATTACCTCATACTTCGGTGTTACTGGGTTATAAATCGTGTAAATATTATCTGGACTAACACCAATGTTACGGAATTGTGTGGTGATTCCAGAACTGATAGATAAATGTTTATCAGCCAGTATAACATATTCTGCTTTATAAGTGTTATGCAGTGTAGAATGACACCAAGAAAAGATGTTCGTATTTCTGAAACTGAATCTTCTTGCCCATGAAGATATATAACATGTTAACGAATCATAAGAAATGATGTGTTCTGGTTTATATTGTAAGATTAATTTTGAAAATTTATATGCAAAATGTAATCTTCTTAATTTCGTATTTTTAATATTAGATTTGATGCGAATATAATTTTTATTACCAAGCCATTGATCATCGGGATTTTTGAATTTATCTTCAAAAAAAAACGAATAATATTTCATATCCATCTTTAGATGATGACACTAACCGGTAAAAACTATTAAAAACAGTTTCCATACCACCAAAACCAATTACGTTATATCCAGCAATAATTATTTTCTTTTTTTTCATGATCATACCATTTAAATTTTGTCACTAAAAATTTTAGAGCTGATTAAAATTCTAAAAAAAATTCCTGTTGTACTTGCTGTATTAATCCAGCAGTGATTACGAAACCATAGTAACAGTCATATAGCTATTAGCATACTCCCGATATCCCGTCAATATAATCAGCAAACCACTGCATCATTGGTGGGGTGGGTTAGATTATTGATACTCTGTCAATGCTGCCATCAGGTCACCAAACCATTTCTATCACGTTTTCATCTTGAAGCTCTATTATAGATAGAAAAATCACATTGGAATAACTGTGTCAAAACTGTGACACAAAAAAGGCAGAATGGCACAAGGAATAGCAAAATATGACATACCGAGTATTGCGAGGCTGGCGTATACACAGGGCGCGAGCATACTTTTTAAAGTCTATTGAATGAAGAGGGATGACATGATCTAATTGGCTTTATTTTCCTTTTCATTACTCGCCTATGACCCTGATTGAACATTTATCCGTTGTGAAAGAAACCCGCTCTGATATCAACCGTCAGTATGATCTGGTTGATGTTATTTTCCTCGTTGTCAGTGCCATTATGGCTGGTGCCGAAGGCTGGCAAGACATTGAGACTTATGGCCGAGCCAAAATTAAGTGGCTGAGAGAATACCGTACCTTTCTCCATGGGATACCCCGTCGACATACCATTGCAAGAATACTGCAAGCTATCGAG